TTGATTTTGCAATTCACTTCATTGAGAACTCTATTGTTCATCAGCAAGGAGATGACATGTTTGCCATGTCTATCCGTAATAAGCCTTTGATTTTGCAACCGTGGCAACATTTCACAGTTGTCAATCTCTTTGGGTTCTATCACGCTGGTACGAATGAGCGTAGGTTCAAGGAAGCCTTGATAATGCTGGCACGGAAAAATGGCAAGACCAGTTTTACTGCTGCTATTGCTCTGCTTTATCAGATTTTGGATGCCGATAGTGGTTCAAAATGCTATATCGTAGCCAACTCTGTCAAGCAAGCGCTGGAAGCCTTTAATTTCATCAAGTTCAACGTGGAACGATGGAATGACAAATCTATCCGTATCAAAGACAATAACCAAGAACACTCTATCACAGCTAATTTTGGAGATGATGGGTCATTCTATATTCAGGCTTTGGCCAACGATGAGAGCCGTTTGGACTCTCTCAATGGCAATGTCACGGTCATTGATGAAGCTCACACGATGAGGAATAGCAAGAAGTATGGTCTTATGAAGAAAACAATGTCAGCATACCGAAACAGTATGCTTTTTGTTATCTCAACGGCTGGTGATATTCCTACTGGATTTCTTGCGAACCGCTTGAAATACTGTCAGAAAGTGCTTAAGCAGTTGGTACAGGATGAGGCTTTATTTATCTTTATTTGTAAAGCTAATCAGACAACGGATGGCGATGTTGGTGACTATCTTGATGATAATGTTTTGAAGATGGCAAATCCGTCTTGGGGTGTCACGGTGTCCATGCCTGCTTTGAGAGCTGAAGCAGAACAGGCCTTGAATGATCCACAGACCAGAAATGAGTTTTTCAACAAGACACTGAATGTCTTTACTAACTCAATGAACGCTTATTTCAATCCAGATGAATTCATTGCTAGTGATGAATGCTATGACTGGACAATTGAGGAGCTTGCAAGGCTTCCTATTCGCTGGTATGGAGGGGCTGACCTTTCAAGACTACATGACTTGACCGCTGCTGCTCTTTATGGTGTGTACAATGACGGTGAAAAAGATGTTGATATTTGTATCACACACGCTTTCTTCCCTCGTGTCAACGCTCAAAAGAAAGCCAATGATGATGGCATCCCACTATTTGGGTGGCAATCAGATGGATGGCTTACCATGAGTAACACTCCAACAGTTCTCTATGATGACATTGTTAAATGGTTCATAGAGATGCGACAGAAAGGCTTCAAAATTGCCGCTGTCGGTATGGATAGGAAATTTGGTAGAGAGTTCATGCTAAAAATGAAGCAAGCTAAATTCAAAATGATTGACCAGCCTCAGCTATTCTATTTGAAATCAGAGGGATTCAGAAGAATTGAATTGAAAGTGAAGAATAAAGAATTCTATTATGTACATTCGGACGCTTATGAGTATTGTGTCAGCAATGTCAGAGCCATTGAGAAAGTGGATGACGCTGTCCAGTATGAGAAGTTAGATGGTGATGGTGGTACAGCAAGAATTGACTTGTTTGATGCGAGCGTTTTTGCTTGTATACAGGCACTTGCTAACCTTGGTAAGAATAAGAATGTGATGGCTTACTTTGATTAAGTAGAAAGGAGGTGAGAAATATGGGAATCTTTGACAAATTATTCAAGCGTGGCAAGTCTCAGACGATGTTCACAAGCTTTGGCAATTCTGATTTAGGCATCATGTATGACGGTGATGGCTACATTCCACTGGCAAGAAATCCAGATGTGATCATGGCTGTCAATAAAATTGCTGACATGGTTTCAAATATGACTATTCAGCTCATGGAGAATACAGAATCCGGTGATGTACGAATCAAGGACGGGTTAGCCCGTAAGATTGACATCAACCCTTGTGATCACATGACACGGAAATCATGGATCTTCAAGATTGTCAGAGACTTGCTTTTGTTTGGCGATGGGAATTCTGTCCTACATGTGGAATATGATCCAATGACTGACTACATCAGCAATCTCAGACCATTCCCAATGTCAGAAGTGTCGTTCAAAAGTAATGATCTGACGTACATGATCCATTTTAGGGATACTGATTTCAATCCAGATGAAGTGGTCCACTTCGCCATCAATCCTGATCCAGACCGGCCTTATATTGGGACCGGTTTTAGATTTGCTTTGAAAGATATTGTTCGCAATTTGAACATGGCTACTCAGACCAAGAAAGGCTTCATGAATGGAAAAAACATTCCTAGCCTTATTATCAAGGTGGATTCATCAAGTGAGGAACTTGGAACAGTGGAAGGCCGTGAGAAAATCGCTAAGAAATATCTGACCACAAGCCAGTCCGGTGAACCTTGGATTGTTCCAGAAGCTTTGCTGGAAGTGGAACAAGTGAAGCCATTGAGTTTGAATGACATCGCTTTGAATGAGTCAGTAGAAATTGATAAGAAGACAGTAGCTGGAATGTTAGGTGTTCCGGCTTTTGTGTTGGGTGTGGGAGATTTCAACAAAGAAGAATACAACAACTTTGTGAATACTACAATCATGAGCATCGCAACAACGATCACTCAGACACTTACAAGAGATCTACTGACTTCAACCACACGCTACTTCAAATTCAATCCACGTTCACTATACTCTTACGATATTACAGAGCTTTCAACGGTTGCTCAACAAATGACCAACAGCGCTGCAATGCGTAGAAATGAGTGGAGAGACTGGGTTGGTATGACTCCGGATCCTGAAATGGATGAAATTATTGTTCTCGAAAACTACCTTCCACAAGGGGAGTTAGGCAATCAGAACAAACTAAATAAGGAAGGAGGAAATGCCAATGAAGAAACGTAATTCATACATCGCTACTCAATTCGAGACACGAGAAGAACAAGAATCTGGTGACTTGATCTTGAGTGGCTACTTCATCCGATTTGATGAAGAAACTGAGCTGTGGCCAGGCTATTTTGAAGTGATCAAACGTGCAGGAGTGGAAGAAGCAATCAAGAATGCTGACATCCGTGCATTATTCAATCATGATCATAACCTAGTTTTAGGACGCACAGGGAACAGCACAGTGAGTCTCAAAGTTGATGACAAAGGCCTTTATGGTGACATTATCATCAACAGGAATGATCCTGACGCTATGGGAGCCTATGCCCGTGTACAGCGTGGGGATATTGTTGGATGCAGTTTTGGATTTATGCCAATCAAGGTGGACACTATTGAGCGTGAAGATGGTTCTTATCTTGATACCGTGTTAGAACTTGAAATCTTTGAGGTCAGCCCTTGCACGTTCCCAGCATATCCACAGACTGAAATTGCTGCACGCAAGAAAGACTTTGAATGTCTGAAACGTGCTAACAGTGAAGCGTTAAATGAACGCAAAATGAAAATTAAGGAGAAATACAATCTATGAACAAAGCATTGATTCTGGGCGCACGTATGCGCACAAAAGCAAATAAGGTTGTTGAATTGGAAGAAGCAATTGAAGAATTGAACAACCGTTCTGCAATTGAAGCAGAAAAATTGGACCGTGCTGAAACTGAGGAAGAAGTTTCAACGGTTGAAAAGAGCCTTGAAGATCTTCAAAAAGAATTAGAAGAGAAACAAGCAGAAAAAGCAAAACTTGAAGAAGAAATTGAAGAGCTTCAAAAACAAGTTGATGAAAACAATCGAAAAGCCCCAACTTATCCAGACGGGGAGCAACGTGGAGGAAAGAAATTGGAACAACGTGACGCAATCGCTAAATTCATTCGTACTGGTCAAACTCGTGACATTGAAGGTCTTAAAACAACAGACTCTGGAAGCGCTGCTTTGATCCCAACTGAAGTGTTAAAACCTCACTTCCTTGAAAAAACACGCAATCCACTTTTGGATCTTGTCCAACGTGTTCAAGTAAATAGTGGTTCTGGTAAATATCCAGTTATCAAGAAGACAGACAGCAAAATGGCTTCAACTGATGAATTGAAAGCTAATCCTGAACTTGGAAAACCAAGCATCAGCGAAATTGATTACTCAATCAAGACTTACCGTGGTTACATTCCAGTGTCTCAAGAAATGATTGATGATGCAGACTATGACATCATGTCAATCGTAGAAGATGAAGTATTCAATCAAGGTGAAAACACTGAATTGTCATTAGTCGCTACCATCCTCAAATCAGCAACTCAAGCAGATGCTGCTGGATTCGATGGCATCAAGGACATCTATAACAAAAAACTCAAATCAATCTACAAAGCAAGTATCGTTGTAACGCAATCAATGTTTGCAGCACTTGATAAAGTGAAAGACAAAAATGGCCGCTACATGCTTCAAACGGATGTTGCATCACCTACAGGCTATTCATTCGGTGGCAAAACAATCTACCCAGTAGATGATACAGTCTTTGGATCTGAAGGAGACATGAAGTTCTTCATCGGAGATGTTTCTGAGTTTGTAAAACTCTTTGACCGTTCTCAAGTATCTGTTAAGTGGGTTAACAATGACATCTATGGCCAATTGCTTGGTCTCTTCATCCGTTTGGATGTGAAGAAAGTAGATGCTGCTGCTGGATTCTTTGGCACATACACTGATGTTGTAGCGTAGGAGGTATCATATGCCCTATACAGTAATTCGTCCATTCAAGGACATGCGTGACACGGAACAACATGAATATAATATTGATGATGTCTTTCCACGCAAAGGATATGAACCTGATCAAGAGTTTGTTAAAGGACTCTTGACAGGCTTTAATTCAGCAGGTTCAATCTTTATCACTGATGAAGTAGTAAAGAAAGCTACTAAGAAAGTAGAAGAAGCTACTGAAAAAGTGGAAGAAGCTGCTGAGGAAGCAGAAGAAACCACTGAAGAAGTGAAAGAAGCTACTGAGGAAGTAGAAGAAGCCACTGAAGAGAAACCAAAGCGCAAGAAAGCAACTAAGAAAGAGGAAGAATAGCATGGACACTGGTCAGTTAGTGGAATTACTTAAAATCAAATTAGGAATTGCTTCAAATTTGCGAGATAAAACACTAGAGAAGATTGTCTCAAGCGTCATCAGCGAATTAACAAACAATCTGGGTGTTGAATTGGTTCCAGATCGTGCTGACCATGAAATGTTCATTGTTGACTTTGCTGCTTATCGCTACGAAGGTGGTATTGATTTACCACGCCACCTTCAATGGCGCTTGCACAATCTGCAAATCTCTTCCAAGAAAGAGGTGTGAGATGTGGAATGATGAAATCACATTGATAGGTTTTAAAATTACAGGTAAGGACAAGCTCAAGCAAGATCTGACTGAGAAAGTAAAGACTACAATTTTTTGTAAGAAAAAATCTATCACACGATCCGAATTTTACCAAGCCAATCAGGCTGGCATCCGGCCAAATCTGATTGTTGATATTCATAGTTTTGAATACGACAATCAGGAATTTGCTGAATTTAGCGGTAAAGAGTACAGGATTTTGAAGACATATCCAATCAACCTAAACATCCTTGAATTGACTCTAGTGGAGAAAATGACATGAGCCAAGATCTAGCCAGTCAAATTGCTAAAGCATTAGCAGAGTATTCCACTGAAGTTGAAGAGAAAGTTGACAAGATAGCAGAAGAAACAGCAGAAGAGGCCGTCCAAGAATTAAATACCACAAGCCCAAAAAGTCCAAGGGCAAAAGGTGGTAAGTATGCCAAATCGTGGAAAAAAACAAAGATGGGGAAAGGTAATTTTGTAGTGCATAACAAAAATTACCGCCTCCCACATTTGCTTGAATTTGGCCACTTAAAAAGGAACGGGGGACGGGTTTCCGGCATTGTACACATCAAGCCGGCAGAAGATCACGCTATTGAGAATTTTGAAAAGAAATTGAAGGAGCTTGGAAGATGAAGCTGTCAGAGTTTGCAGATATTTTGGAACAGGCTGGCTTGCCAGTCACTTACAAGGCATTCAGGGAAGGAAATGTCCCCACGCTGCCTTACCTTGTCTATTTTGAAAGCTTGCCATCTATCACAGGAACAGACAATCAAGCATCATACATGATCCGTGCTGTCACTGTAGAATTGGCATTTGAACGAAAAGATGAGGAGCTAGAAGAACGATTGGAAGAGCTGTGGAATGACCACAAGCTCTTTTATGATGTTCAAGAAGAAAATTTTATTGAATCAGAAAGACTGTTTGTGAAGTCTTATGAAGTCTATCTATATTGAGGAGGAAAGAAATGACTGAAAACAAAGTTACATTTGGACTTGAAAATGTCCATGTGGCACCAATCCAATCAATCAGTGAAGCAGGAGTGATCACTTATGGTCAAGTATTCCGCTTCCCTGGAGCGATGGAATTGACGCTGGACCCTAAAGGGGATTCAGGATCAGTGAAAGCTGATAACATTGATTATTACTTCGTCAACTCAAATGAAGGTTACGAAGGTAAATTCAAAGTCCCACACATCATTGAAGCATTCGCAACAAAAATTTTGGGCGACATCAAAGACTCTACAACAGGAGTGGTCACAGAAAAAGCAGATGCGAAGACAACCAACTTCGCACTTATGTTTGAATTTGCTGGCGATGCTAACAAGACACGCCATGTCATGTATTACTGTTCAGCAAGTCGCCCATCAAGCGGATCAGCTACCAAGAACGGAACCAACGTGAATGAACGTGAATTGAGCTTCAATGCTAGTCCTCGTCCCGGTGACCAAGTTGTAAAACGCTCAATCACATCAGCGGATGATCAAGAAATTTATAAGAAATGGTTTGAAAAGGTTTATGAACCTAATCAAGCTTCGTAATTAAGGAGGTCTTAAATGCGTAAGAGTGTGATCATTAGTGAAAAGGAGTATGAGCTTGTAACAAATGCTTACACTCCTATTGCTTATAAGAGTGAGTTTGGGAAAGATTTCTTCCAAGATCTATTTGGAATGATCTCAAACCAGAATATCATGCAAATGGCTGAGAATGGCAACAATGAAGTTGACATCAACATGTTGGCTAATTTTGACATGACCTTCTTCAATCGCTTGTTTTGGGTGTTCACCAAATCAGGGAACCCACACATCAAGCCTTATGAACAATTTTTCATGGAAATGGAAGAATTTCCTTTGCAGGACATTGCTCCAATTCTAATGGAAATGATCAATGATACGATGACATCAAAAAAAAACCAGATGAGTCAGAATCAGCCAGTGATGAAATCTTTACAGTAGAATCTTATCTTTCTTGCTGTAAAGAAACTGGGCTTACAATTGATGATCTGAAGCACATTTCAATTGGAATGGCTCTGGATTATCAAACAGATTATGTGAATTTGCGTACTGAAAATAAATCAGAAACACGCAAGGCCACACAGTCAGATTTTGACTCATTCTAGTCTGAAATAGAGTGCTGAGAGGAAGAATCTGAGGTCAAGTTTATCGAATAGATGAACGATTGACCACAAGAAGCCTTTAGGCGCTCTTTATATTTTTATGTGAAAGGAGGAAATATGGCCGGTAATATTAAAGGGATAAAGATTGAAATTGGCGGTGACACACAGCCCCTTCAAAATGCCCTAAAAAAAGTAAATTCTGCCTCTATTGAAGCAGCAAAAGAATTGAAGAGTATTGACAAGGCTCTGAAATTTGACACAGGGAATGTGACCCTGTTGGCTCAGAAACAAGAAGTCCTTCAAAAGCAAGTCTCAACAACCAAGGAAAAATTGGAAACATTGAGACAGGCACAAGCACAAGTTGAAGCTCAATTCAAGAGCGGTGACATCGGTGCCGATCAGTACCGTGCATTTCAACGGGAAGTGGTCCAGACAGAGAACATCCTGAAGGGCTATGAGAACAAGCTTGAGAATGTCAATAAGGCATTGGACGGAAATGGGAATGCCACTAAGTCCAATCGTGAACAACTGAAAGAGCTTCAAAACGAGCAACAGCGCCTTGCAAGTGAAGGCGATAAAGTTGTCAGCTCATTCAAGCTACAAGAAAGCCAGATGGGATCCAACGCTAGTGAAGCAGATAAGCTGGCACTTGCTGAACAGAAGATTGGGAAGCAAAGTGAGATTGTCGCCCAACAGATTGAGAACCTTGAGAAACAGCTTGCTCTTGCAAAACAAGAATATGGCGAGAACTCAACAGAAGTCAATAAGCTAGAAACTCAACTGAACGAGTCCAAGGCTGCTTTCAACGGGCTTGCCAATGAAATGGAAAATCTTGGCGATTCAGGAAAGAAAGCTAGTAGCGGTCTTGAAGAGACAAACAAGCTTCTGAAAGCTGAATTGCTGAATCAATTCTCTGAGA